TGGTATCAATCTACCTGGACCCCAATCGTTGGGAGCTTGACCTACTGGGTGCAAAATCGGAGGCAGAGTTGCCAAGCTGTTTCTGTCTACCCTTGAGTCGCGCTCAACCTTCACTTGGTTTTGTATGCCGCGAAGAACGGATGGGATGGTTGTTGTGTCGTATAGTCGTTTGCTATCCTCAGATAGTTTTGTAACTACTACTGGGTAGTCTTCGTAGCCATTTAGAAGTTCAAACTTAGCATACCCTGGAACTTGTTCGTTACCACTAAACTCCTTGTGAAATACTGTGCAGTAGATGCCTTCTGCGCCATCTTCTTGATCTATTAGGCGTTGGTAGGCATAGCAGATTTCAACTAGTTCATCAGCCTCGTAAGCATTGTCTGTTAGGCTTAGGCTGCGACGACCTTCTTGTTCGCGCTCGATAGAGTCAATATTTACACCCCTATACTTAGATATAATGTAATCTACAAAGTCTTCGTCCCATCCATCTGTGACTACCTTGTTCTCTAGTTCTTGTGGGGTGTAGTAAGTTTTCCAGAAGCAGTAGGGCGCTCGCTGTGGATCGGTAACATATGGAGGGAAGAAGAAGTCACCATCTGGAGCAAGTGTTTTAACGTCAGGGGCATTGACCTGTCTGCGAACGATGGGCAGTTCTGCTACTCCAGTCTTTCGCAAGTCACGCAAAGCCTTCTTTGCTCGTTTCTTAGTTGTTCCTTCAAAAGTTGCTTGAAGCAAGGCAGTCAGTTCGTCATCGTCCTTTCCTTCCTGTATAGCCGTAGCTACATTGGGGCTGACTTGTGCAATCTGATTAAGGTCCAACTGCTGGAGAATACGTCTATCCTCTCTTTGCCATCCTATATAGGTAATCAGTATGCCTCGCTCAAGCAAGTAATTAGCACCTAGTTCCATTTCCCTGTGGAACCGAGGTATGTATCCGGAGGATACCATCCATTTCAAAAATCCAGAAACTATGCGGCTACGAGCAATATCGCCGCTTTCTACGGGGAATGCTCTGACGTTGGCACGGTTTAAGGATGCCATGAATAAAGATACTAGCCTTGTGATGCGCTCATCGATAAGATGACACTCCATGTCGCTTGCACCCTCCCAGGGGAAGGCATCTGCTCCGTGCTTACGGTGGTCACGGCTTTTGCCGGGCCAGAAGTTTCTGCGGTCATCGTAAGATGTGCGGCAGAGGTCAAAGTATGCTTCTAGTTCTACAACTGTTTGGTCGTAGGCTAGGCGTAAAGTGTTAATATCTGGCTCGTCCTGTAGGTAAGTCAGAGACTCAGAAACATTATCAGTTATCATTATTTGAGATTAATCTTTTTTGCACGGATTTTAATAACCGTATAACATGGGTCGATGATACTCCTATTGTATCACATAGCTCTTCATTTGTCATAGCAACAGATGTTTCATGTAAAACATACCTACGAAGTATCTCCCAAGCACACAATCTGTCTACTTGTTCTTTACACCACTCACGGTTGAGAGTGATGTCATCTTCCTTTTCTAACGTATCTGTAGCTTGTTCCACTAACATCTTCGATTGCCTCAAAGGTTACCTTTTTACCAACTAGTTTACCTTGCCACTTTCGTGGTATTAGCATAGGCACTTTTTTGCCTATTTCTTTGTTGTGAACATAGTTAAACTTTGGATTAGGGCATTCGGTTAAAACCATACCTGTGTAATGCTTAGGTATGATCTCCTCTATCATAAATGAATCCTCAAGGATGGCTGTGCCTTCCTCGGTTACCCAAGTGTTTCTACCCTTTCCTGTCAGTGAACCCTCTGGAAGCTTTTCTACGGCTATACGCATAGCCTCATCAAAGTCTACCTCTTGTTCTTCTGCTATCTTCACTAGTTTCTTTTTAGGCATTAATACCCTCCTTCTGCTCTTCTTGTTATTGTCATTGAGGTGTCAGAAACGTAGTCTGGTCCATATCCGTCATTTATCATCCGTAAATAACGTAGAAGGTCAATCCAGTCCTTCAATGGTTCGTCTACCTTTCCTCTGTGTCCCCAGTTAATTAAACTCTGTATTAGATTACCGCACGACGAGTGTATCTTCAATATGGGTCTGTTGGCATCATCTATCTCTGCGTCTGGGTTGTAACGCATCCACTCGTCTAGCCCAGATAGCCCTGTCTCGATGTCTGAGCCGCTAGATGGAATGAAATACATGCCTCTAACCGCAAAGCTCTCAAACAGGTCTGTATTGTTTTCGTTCTCCCTAGCAAAGAAGCGAGAGTCACCTATACGTTCATATACCTCTACGCCCAGATCACTTTCTATGTCTAAAAACTCATCTATGTAAGCCTGGACATCATAGCCTAGTTTCTTGGCTGCTGGACCAAACCTCCACTTGGGATCACCCGCTAATGCCCACTCTCCGTAACTGTCCCTGTCTGGCCACTCACGAAGTATGGTAATAAAACCATTTATATCTACAGCAGCCCATATTGCTACATAGTTCCTAGCACCCGCAGGGTCAACAATCTGATACACCGTATGTGTATCCTCTCTAATCTCAGGCATCTCGTTTGTTACGTGGACATTAGTATTGAAGTATGGGAACAGCGTAGTCATTGACTTGACTGGCACTCCATACGCACGGGTTAGTATCTCCTCCTTTGGTCTGCCCTGCAAGTCCTTGGCTATCCGATCATAGCCACCGAAAGGGTTCTCATCTGTATGCAGATAGACAATGCCAGCATCCCTGTTAACACTATACTGCTTTACGGGAACAGGCTCATCTAGTAACTTTGCGTGTTTGGTCTCAAGAATCTCTGCATCTCTAAGATAGTCAGCAATGAGTTCTGTGTAGCCATCGATAGGGGTAAATCCTGTGATTAGCCTAGAGTCTCTAGTAGCCAGACGAAAACGCTGTGTGTTGATCAGCGTAGAGTCCCCTAAATACTCATCGTTACCAATACCCACATTCTCTGGGTGGTTGCCTAGATTGGGGAAGCCAAACTCAAAACCTTCTAATATGGTATGATTATTGCTAAACTGAGTATAGGTCTTGAAGTCTACACGAGTCCTAGTATCTGGGAAGATAAACGACTGCCCGGTAAAACCGTTTTGCATAGAGTAGTTAATATAGCCCTCGATGCCCTTAGTCTTGCGTTTGAACTCCTTGGGCATAAACTCCCAGATAGCAGCCTGTTGAACTTTTACAGACGTATCAGCGTTCTGTGAGAACAATACTACGTGTCCATCCATGTGCTTGGTAATGGACTCCATGAATATCTTAGCCATACCTGTAGTCTTGGCACCACGGTTACCACCAAGAACTAGAACCTCGTTATACTTAGACAAAGCCCACCTAATCCTATCCCAACTAACTAGGTTGACCCCATGACGCAGGGGATCATCTAGGGTGAGCTTGATAGCATCCTCCCTTGCCTTCCATACGTCATAGACGGCTTGCGCCCCCTTTGAGTCTAAGAGAGCCTTGAGTCTTCCCTTGTCAGGGGTTGGTATCGTTGGGTGCTTAGTCCACTGCATCGTCTTCTAAATCATCTGGGTCGCTTTCAAACTCCCACTCAATCTCTATATTGTCGTCACCAATCTCTAGTTGCATCTCATGCAAAAGCATCCTTCCTGCTGGCAGGTGGTTATAGTCATAAAATAGTTCACCCTTCTCATCCATCACGATGAAGCAGTAGTTCTCAAAATGCTCTCCCAATATTCCACGAATCTGATCGTAGATGGGATCATAGCTTTCATCTATCAGTGACTTAGCCATCTTCTCCTACATCTATTACCTCTGCCTCTGGCAGCGCGTCTATAAGGCTCATGGCCTCCTCTGGGGTGGTTATATGCCTTACCTCTATCTTCTGAACATTGTTACCTGTCACATTATCAAAGGTTCTGTGTAACTTCTCCTGTGCTACCGCTAGGTTAGCCAAGTCCTTAGTCTCTGCCTTCTTTATCTTCTCCTCTGCCTCAGCAGAGCCGTCCAGATAACTAGCCGCAATCTTCTCCCCTATACTACTAATCTCATCTATGGTCGAGGCTAGTTGCATAGCTCTCTCCTGCCTAAACACCCTAGCCTCGTCACAGGTCTTTACTATCCCATTGATACGCCTGGCTATGTAATGGTGCATATCCAACTCCTTCTTTACATCGTGCATACTAGAGCCGGCTAAGAACATAGAAGCCGCCGCAAGCCATCTCTGAGGGTTATTGTTAGCCAGACTATTCTTAGCCGTCCTCTCCTGCTCCATAGCAAGCATAGGAGCAAGCGCATCCCTCATCCTATCCTTTAATTCTATGCTCGTTTC